CTCCGATATCCTTAGGTTTATATTTAAGGGTAAAATATGAGTGTTGGGACGACGTTGCTCTGTACGAGTTCCCTTTCCATCAATTTGATGATAAGAACTACGACGAGTTTCGCAGGAGTTATGCTGCTGCGTGTTTCCTTTCAAAGTCAGAGTGGTTACCAACCACCTTTGATAGAGAAGGCAACGCGTTCGCGGCGTTCCTGGCGTCCGAAGCGAGCTGCTCAGTTGTTAATAAGAAATTCCAGACTTATCTTAGATGTGGCGAATTTAAAGACGCACCATCAGGCTTGGCATGCATACTGCACGCTTCTGCTTATAGAATAAGTAAGATTCTTGGAGTTCTCCCAAAACCATCTGAAATGCCGTTTAGGTTTGGGCCCGGTAGTTCAAGTTCCTCTGGGGGGGTAAAAACTAACCCCTATGAAAAACTAACAACTACTTTAGACCTGACTCCTGACTGCCTACCTCTGCTTCCGATTGCTCGGAGCATCCCTTGTTGGAACGATTCGCAAACGTTCCCTGTCGCTGGGTTGAAATTAAGACCCGCGGTCTTTGTCAAGGGGAGTAGGTTACTATTTGTGCCGAAATCAGCAAAAACTTATCGCTCAATATGCGTCGAGCCTACTTTCAATGGTTTTATCCAATTGGGTATAGGCAAGTTCATCCGCGAGAAATTGCGGGCGAATGGCGTGGATCTGAACGATCAGTCTAGAAATGCGAATTTAGCTCGAAGTGCGTCTCGCGACGGGCTTCTAGCTACTATGGACATGTCTTCTGCTTCTGATTCTATAGCGTATCATTACGTTATGGATCAGATACCCGTAGACTGGTTCCAACTTCTAGATGCATGTAGGTCGCCCGTTTCCTCGTACGTCCGCAAGGATGGAAAGGGAGACACTCAGGAAACTGAGATAATATTGGAGAAGTTTTCCAGTATGGGTAACGGTTATACATTCGAGCTTGAAAGTTTATTATTTTACGCTCTTGCCCAGTCTGTTGTATCCTACGAGGGTTACAACCCAGAGGCTGTAAGTATCTATGGCGATGATCTAATTATCCCCGTGGAGTGTGTTGACCGTCTCACCGAAGTGTTTGCCTACTGCGGCTTCCGGATGAATCTTACCAAGAGTTTCTGGTTAGGATCTTTCCGTGAAAGCTGCGGTTCGCACTGGTTCGACGGGTTCGATGTCAAGCCCATTTACTTTCGCAAAGGACTTCAAAATGTCAAAGATCTATATAAAATCGCAAATGCTATACGAAGATTCTCTAAAAGAGGTCTCATATACGGCTGCCACTCAAGATTCAAAAGATCTTGGGATCACCTCATTATTTTTATGCGTCAACGTAAAATTCCCATTTTTCGTGGACCTGAAGGTATTGGTGACGGAGTCATTATTAGCAACTTTGACGAGTGTAGACCCACTGTCTATGGTCGAGGTACTGGGATCATCTCATATAGAGTTAAGACTCTGTGTGAAGATGGCCTCATGTACCCAGCCAGAGATCCGGCGGGTTATTACGCTTATGCACTATACACTACAACAACTAGCATCGTACCACTTCATTTCCAAACTTCCGGAATTGATGTGCCCGACGACTCAGATGCTGAATCGCTTCACAGTGAAACAGTATTCGAAGGTCCTAGGCTTCGGGATGTTAATGTTTCCCAACGAAAAGATGGTATGCGGCGGGAATTTTCGCCAAGCACTGTCCGATCTACTCGACGAGTAAGTGATAAGTCAATTTTGAAACACATAGCTCTTTCTTTTAGGGATATAAAGGAAAATCCTGACAAGACTAGCTTGCCCTATCGTGGTAAAACACAAATAGTAGTCCAAACCGTCGAAGTACTTGCTGATTTATGGCAAGACGTCGGTCCCTGGATCTGATCTAAAGACTTTCCCAGTTTCACTATAGCGAAACTGTGTGGTTGAG